TTGACTTTTGTTTATTTTTATGATATAATCTTATACATATTAAAACATTAATCAAAATAATAATTAATTATATTAATAATTTATATTAATATTTAACAAACTTTATAAAACTTTATAAGAGGAGAACTATATATGGAAGAAATAATAATTGTATTAGCTGGGTTAGTTGCACTGTTTGCATCTTTCTTTGTGTACTCAGATTTGTTATCAAAGGATAAGATCAAACCACACATACCACCACGCTATACGAAAAGAGATACCAGAAAGCGAGGAAACTTTTGGGATGCAGAAACTCAGATGTTTTACAAATGGCATCAGATAGAAGAGCTTAAAAAAATTAGAGGAGTTAAAAAATGATAGAGAAAACTTTCTTTACAGGAATGTGTTTTGGTTTTTGGTTAGGGTTTATGTTAAGGAGTACTACACTATGACAGAGTTTTATGATGTTGTTGAGAAACAAAGAGAGATACTTGAGTTAGAGAAACAGGCTAAACAAATCACAGCCATTGACACTAGATATAAAGATGGGTTATGGTACAAACAAACAGTTGACTATGCAGATGGTCGGAGGATTACAGAGTACCGAGACAAACGCAAGGCAACCATAGAGGAGAATAGATATGGCGAAGACTAGAACAGTTAAGGGTCATGTCTCTGCTACTAAAGGCAGAGGTAAGAAGACAAGTCAAGGTGGAGGTAACGTTAGCACCTCAACCATGAACAAGAATCAGAAAGCTAACTATAAAAAATATAGAGGACAAGGTAAATGAAATTTAAAATAGTATTTGGGATTGTGATGGTTACCTGTATGGTTTCTGTTTACAGTATAATAACAACCATAGCCGGAGGAATTAGTGAGAACAAAGCAGGACTTACAAGGTTAAACAAATCTTTCCTGTCTCTCAGCGAAGAGTTCGAAAGCGTAGGTAGGAATGCAGAGCTTATCCAAGCAACCAGAGAAAGTTATCGTAACTCTTTGGTTGATCTATCGGATAGGTTAGATACAATGGAAGGAACTAACTCAGAGATATACCGTATCTTAAATGATTTAGATGAAGAACTAAATCCAAAAGAACTAGGTGTTAACGCAGGGTTAGGAGTACTAACAGGCGATCAAGCATTAGGAAAGGTAGAAGAAAGTACTGATTAAGTATTGCAATTCAATCTTATCTATGGTATAATACAGGCTTATGTATCTACAAGAAAGACAACAGTATAGCACAGAGATTCTAACTCGAGAGGAGTATAGAAAATTTGGTGAGTACATGGTAGAACACTACCCAAGTGTAGGACACATGGTGGAAAAACTAGATGAGACCTTCAAGGTTAAGCTAGACAATACACCCCTAACATTTTGGGAAGAGATACTACCCTGCATAAGGGATAACTAATACGTGTGGGATAGGTTAGCCCTCTCTAAAATCCTTAACCTATATCATCTGACTGACCCCAGTTAGACAAGTTGCCGGTCTTGCACCCCACCGGCACTTAAAATTAATTAAATAAACTATGGACTTTACAAACAAAGTGTGCTATAATGTGTGCACTTATAACAAAAACAAACCTTAAGGAGGTATAATATATGTATGAGTATGTAAAAGGAAAGGCAATGTGGGCAAACATTACATCGCCAAACACGAGGTTCCAACCTCACAAGTATGGTCTGACTGTACTAACGGATGCAGACACTGCTTCTAAACTTGAAGGCATAGGTCTTAACCAAGTTAAAGACAGAGCAGGTCAGGCTAAGTATGATGAACCGGCATTTACTTTTAGTAAACGAGCCACCAAGAATGATGGAGAAGCTAACGTTGCTCCTAAATTAGTTAACGTTGATGGTGAATCTATTGATGTTAGTGTTGGTAACGGTTCAGAAGTAGTGGTAAAGATCAAGCCTTACAAGAATGACTTCGGGCAATTTGCCGAGCTCATGGCTGTCAAGGTAGAGAACCTTGTTGAATATGTTGAAGGCAACACGGACGACAACGAGGAATTCTAAATGATTATAACTATTACGAATGAAGATGTGGTTACTAACTTTGATGTTAATAACATTAGTGATGATGCTGTAAAGCAAGAAGCTACTGTTGTTGTACAGAAGGTTGGTAACCTACAGATCATTATTGAAGCTTTAGACTTTGCAAGTCGTACTCATCGAGCTAACTTAGAAGAGTTACTTAAGAGTAGAGATGAAGCTATTGTTCTACCAGAGCCAGAGGTAATGGAGGACGAAACAGACGACGATAAATCTTAGTCTTTAGGAGGGCTACTATGGAAGATAAAACTTGGGATAAGTTGAAACAACCCTGTCCACTTTGTCCGAGCAGTGATGCTGTTGGTATCAACGCAGACGGTTCGGCAAAGTGTTTCAGTTGTGGAGAATTTATGCCTAATTATAATAACGCATGTGAAGGAAAGACTATGACAGAACCACAAACAACACAACAAAAACAACCAGACAGTGTGCTTGAAGGCAACTTCATGGCATTGACAGATCGTAAAATCTCTCAGGCTACAGCACAGAAGTATGGTGTTAAGGCTGTGCAAGACTTGAAGGGTCAGGTCGTTAAACATTTGTATCCATATTACAATGGACATGAATTATCTGCTACGAAATATAGGAATACTATTAGTAAAGATTTCTTTGTTTCTGGTAGCTATAACGATACCGGACTATTCGGTCAACAGCTATTCAAGGGTGGCAAGTATGTCACCATAACCGAAGGGGAGTGTGATGCTATGGCGGCTTACGAACTACTAGGTAGTAAGTGGGCTGTCGTATCCATTAAACGTGGTGCTCAAGGTGCCGTCAAAGATATCAAAGAAAGCTTAGAGTTCTTTGAAGAGTTTGAGAATGTAATCATTGCATTCGATAATGACAAGGCAGGTAAAGAAGCATCGGTTAAAGTTGCTAGGTTATTTAAACCGGGCAAGGCTAGGATACTCACACTTCCTAATGGTTTCAAAGACCCTAACGATATGCTTCGTAGCAATAAGCACAAAGATTTTGTTGAATCTTGGTGGGCTTCGAAGGTATACACACCCTCTGGTGTTATCAATGTATCGGAACAACGTGAGAAGTTTCACAACCGAGAGAAGAAACCAAGCGTACCCTATCCTTATGAAGGACTAAACAAAAAGCTGTATGGCTTAAGACAGGGAGAGTTGGTTACTTTAACAGGTGGTACAGGACTTGGTAAGTCTAGTGTAACCAGAGAACTAGAACATCATCTTATTAAAAGTACTACAGACAACGTAGGTATCATAGCATTGGAAGAAGATTGGAGACGTACCATTGATGGTATACTTTCCATTGAAGCTAACGCAAGACTATACGTTGATGAAGAACGTGAGAAGTTTTCTAAAGAAGAACTTGATAAGATGTTTGATATCTTATATGATGGTGAGAATAAAAACAGAGTATGGGTTCACTCACACTTTGGCACCAATGACATTGATGATATCTTTACCAAGCTTCGCTTTATGATTATAGGATGTGACTGTAAGTGGGTGGTCATTGACCATTTACATATGCTGGTCAGTGCTGTACATGATGGAGATGAGAGACGAGCTATTGATTCTATTATGACTAGGCTTAGAAGTTTAGTTGAAGAGACAGGTGCAGGGATTATTCTTGTATCACATCTTAGAAGAGTTGATGGTAACAAAGGACACGAGAATGGAGTAGAGGTTAGCCTCTCACATCTTCGTGGCTCTAATAGTATCGGTCAGTTATCAGATTGTGTGATTGCTTTAGAACGTAATCAACAAGCAGATGATCCCGATGAAGCTAGGACTACAAGACTTCGTGTACTTAAATCAAGATACACTGGTGATGTAGGTCTGGCGGCTAGGGTTATCTATGACGGTGAGACCGGTAGATTATCTGAACTAACAAACGATGATATAGAGTTTAATAACTCTACCTCGGAGGCTTTTTAATATGGACTTAGTATTTGATATAGAAACTGATGGACTAGAAGCCACTAAAGTTTGGTGTCTTGTTGCTCAAGATGCAGAAACAAAAGAGGTGTATAAATTTACTCCAGATAATTTAGATGAAGGGTATAAGTTTTTAACTACAGCCACTCGTCTGATTGGACATAACATCATAGGGTTTGACATACCTTTAGTAGAAAAGTTTGGAGGAGTAGACCTTAGTGCTATAGAAGTTATTGATACGCTAGTTTTATCTCGACTGTTCAATCCTACTAGGGATGGTGGTCATAGCCTATCAACTTGGGGCTACAAACTTGGATACCCTAAGATTGAGTTCGAGGACTACTACAATTATTCAGAAGAGATGATGAACTATTGTGTAAGAGATGTAGAATTAAATACCAAAGTCTTAGAAGAACTTAGAAAAGAATCTAGAGGCTTTGAGAAAGATTGTATATCCATTGAGCAGGGAGTTGCTAAGATTATGAAGCAACAAGAAGCTGATGGGTTTGAGTTTGATATGCCATTAGCTCTTGGCTTGTTGGCAGAACTCAGAGAAAAGAAACAACTGATTGAATCAGAGGTACACGAAACGTTTAAACCTAAGTGGGTAGACACAAAACAAGTCACACCCTACATAAAGAAAGATGGCAATCTATCTAAGCGTGGTATGACTGATGAAGAATATCAACGTTGTTTAGATACAGATAACTACAATCCTTTTATGAGACAAACTTTACAAGAGTTTAATCTTGGCAGTCGTAAGCAGATAGGTGAGTACCTTATAGACTTTGGTTGGAAGCCAGATAGGTTTACTCCTACTGGTCAACCTATTGTTGATGAGAAAACTTTATCCAAGATCACACACATCCATGAAGCTAAACTTATTGCAGACTTTTTATTGTTGCAAAAGCGTATAGCTCAGATTGATTCATGGGTTGAAGCTGTTAAGGATGATGGTAGAGTACATGGATTTGTTATTCCTAACGGTACGATCACAGGTAGGATGGCTCATAGAAATCCTAACGTTGCTCAAGTACCTTCACATGGTAGCCCATATGGTAAAGAATGCAGGTCTTGTTGGATTGTTAAGGACGGATACAAACTTGTAGGTGTAGATGCAAGTGGATTAGAGCTACGTATGTTAGCACATTATATGGACGATAAGGAGTATGTAAATGAAATTATTAACGGAGACATTCACACAGCTAACCAAAACTTTGCTGGTCTTAAATCAAGAGATCAGGCAAAAACTTTCATCTACGCCCTCGTTTACGGTGCCGGAGATGAGAAGATTGGAAGCATCATTAAAGGAAGCAGAACAGCAGGTAAACAGTTGCGAGAACGCTTTCTTAGTAGTCTACCAGCATACCGAACTCTTAAGGAGAGAGTTGACAGAGCAGCTACAAAAACGTTCCTCAAGGGGATAGACGGTAGGAAGCTTTACATTAGAAACAAACATGCTGCATTAAATACCTTGCTTCAAGGAGCAGGTGCTATCTTAATGAAGAAAGCATTAATTATGTTAGATGATATATTAAAACTTAATACCATTGACTATAGGTTTGTTGCTAATATACATGATGAGTGGCAGATCGAAGTCAAAGAATCACAGGCTGATTTTGTTGGAGAGATGGCAGTCAAATGTATTATAGA